TTAACGTCAGTTTCTTTGTCTTCTTTCTGACCTTCGACAAACATTTTGCCGTGTTCAGTATAAACAAAGACTTCTTCTTTCTTGAATCCAGCAAGTGCAATTTCAATACGAGTTTTTACATTGCTCTCGTGGATAACATTATAAGGGGGATAATTTTTAGTGGTCTCGTGCAGTGCACCTAGTCGATCGAACCAATCATCAGCACCAATTGAGTGCTTGACAATCCTGTCCATCAGCTCGGGAAGATCCGAGGCAGTATAACGTACTAGACGTTCCATTATGGTAGCTCCTATAAAGCGAGTTTGTGTTTTGTGGACCCCGAAGGCATCCAATAATAATTATATCAGAACATAAAAAAAGACGAGTGGCGAAACCCGTCCATTGGTAGCGTATATTCCGTATGTAGAGGTCGCGCACGAAAGAGCGACACTACTATTTAGGTGGATTCCACATCCTTGGGTTGATCTTTCCTTTAGATTGTGCGAAACCTACGAACTCTTTACCATACTTATCATAGTAATAGTCAAATAAGTCTACAGTTTTTGTACACTTAGCAATATCATATTTTGCAAATCCTTCAGATTTATATTCTACAAGATATGCAGTATACGGAAGAGTCGTATCATCTGCAAGAGATGCATCGCAATCTTCGTGAATGATTTGAACTCTGTTCTTAGCCATCTTTTTTAGTAATGAATGAACTTTTGTTCGCTGGTGGATTGGTTAGCGCCAACATCGCAACTAAAGAATATCTAACGTGACCATCATTATACTGCTTATCATCATAATAGGCAGTGTGGAAAACAGAACCTCTGTATCCAGAGCAGACATTAAATCCTGCAGGAACAATACCTTCTAAGTTGTAAACCTCATCACCTTGGAAGCATTCCCAGGAAGACATCTTGCCGACGCCATCTCTACCAACATCCATCAAAGATGCAATAGTTGAGCTGCGATATCCTCCTTGCTTTTCCAACAGTCTAACGTCCAACCATTTTGTGCCTTCAACATTAATGGAGTACATTGCAGTACCATCATTAACTAGATCATCAGAAAGAAACAAGTTAAACGCAAAGTCACCAGGGTCAACGTGAGGACGATAGTTACTATCGATTGATTGCATACCCTTCCAAAAAACATTGTTGTAGCAAGAGAAATCGTGCCACGTCATAGATTTGGTAGTAATCTTCCAGTCAAACAAAAGTTTGCGCAAGTAACTTACATAAGGCTTTACCCATTCATTCGCAACAGGCTGCTGCATACCAGGTGCACCAGTCTTAGTCGGCATAAGATCATTGGTGCCAGTAATATACGAAGAATTGATTAGAAAATCCCTAACATCATAAGGATTGACTAGGCAGTTCTCTACAGCAATATAACGTAAATCAAAATCGGGCGAAATTTTCTCTACGTATTCTTTTCTATTTGGATTAATAGCAAATAATTTTTCCAATCTCTCGGGAGTTACCACACGAGAGTCGAAATCACCTAACGTCAACATAATTATTCAGGGGTTTTTTTCTTTCCAATATTATACTTAGACTCTAAAATCCATTCAGATTTGTCTTTAAAGGAAAGAACTTTGATCTGGTTAAGAGGAGCTACGTTGAGTATTTTCTCTTTACTTAGATCACAAATAGTAACGAGACCCCAGTCTACCAGGAGCTGCACGATACGATTTCTTCTTTGGATATCGTTCACACTCAAGTTTGTCTGCTTGCCATCCAAGGCAAACAATTCTTTGAAGTGAACAATATAATACTTACCACGTTTATGGAGGATGTGACAAGATTGATAAATTTTCTTCTCTTTGCGAGAAGCGACACCAATACGTGTTAGCGTTTCTCTCACTTTGAGGAAGTCATCGGGTTCCCCAAGCACGACTTCGACCATTTGGGTCTCGTCCCATTGTACAAATTCTTCGCTCATCTGTTGCCACCTGTGTCAATTAAGGATTTAATCTCAGTGATTTGAGAAGTGGTCAATACCTGTAGCGCTTGTCGTGCCTTTTCATTACTATAACCATAGTAAGTCTTCACAGCTTCAAGATCATTAAGTTTTGACTGCTTCAACCAAGGAGAAAATCTTTTCCTAGGTCTCAGTGTATTTATGTAGTAGTCATACTGCATTTTTTTATCGAGATGATGTGCTTGATTCATCTCATTAACGTGCAATATACAATCTAAGTGTCCAGAAAGACATCGGTTAATCACAAATGGTGGGTAGTTTTTGTGATTATCTTCATCCCAAATATCTTTCTTAGACTGATTGATTGAATACAAGTAGTCCTTGAGTTCCATAATAAAAAATTAAAGTTAAAGCTTACCGCTTACCACACTACTAAAGGTAGATTGGATTCCATCGTAACCATCAATAGCCCATTTAAGATGCCAGTAAGTCATCGAGACGACTGCATCTAACTCACCGCCAGTTAAAATAGTATGACCTTTGAGGGTAGCTTCACCAACACTGCTATACAATCCATAACGTGTTTTGAAAAAACGTACTTTACCTAGACGTTCTTCTCCAACGTAGTAAGACCACTCAGTCATCCACGTCGCAGATGCAGGAAGTTCAAAAAGTACGGACTGGTCCAAAGACTGTTCTCCCACTACTGTTGAATCTGTAGATCTGGGTCTTTCCATTTGTGAGGTTGACAACTACTTCGTCTCCTTGAATAAGTGCATTTTGTACATCGACCCCGAAGGTCTGAATGACACCAGCAGAGGTGTCTACGATTTGAGCGCGACCATTCGCAGCTCTGGCAATAATATTTCCCATTACTTGTACCACTTTCCTGTACTGTTATCTATGTTGTAATTGACTAGCATCAATTCCTTACGCTTGTCTTGATCGGACCCATAGGATGCTGTCGAACGCATCGTATAAGTCAAGTCCCACTTCAATTTTGAGAATGATGGATAGAGCTCTTCTACTTCATCACAGGAATTGTAAGTGATCATAGTATTACCTTTAAAGTCCTTAAGAGTTTCGGACATTCGTACGTGATCAAATGATTTGTGAAGATCTCCCTTCTTCCCGTATAGATTATCTTTAATCAAATATGGAGGATCCAAAAAGTTAAATGCATCTTCTCTAATAACATTGGCATAGTCCTCATTAAGGATATTCCAGTTTTGGATTGCCTGATGATACCAGGTCAAAGAATTGATACCATTGAAACTGAAGTTAGACTGCGATGCTTGAGCTGAGAAAGAACTGTTCTCACTCAGACCAGAGAAAGAACATTTATTACAGATATAAAAATTGACAGCAGACTCATACACCCCAATGTCTTCATTGAGCTTTTGCTTTGCTTTTTGAAATGCCTCACGGTGAGCAGCGATCACGTCATCCTGATCCTCAAATCTATTGAGGTAGGTTTTGATGTTGAAGAGGTGATCCTGCAGTTGGGGACCTATATCGCGAAGCACCAACCAGAAGCGGTACAGAGGCGTATAGAGGTCGCTCACGGTCACCTTAAGGTCAGGGTTGGTACGGGTCAAGGCAATCGCCATAGAACCGCCACCCAAGAAACCTTCAGTGTAGTGCTCGTAGTTTGATGGAATATAGTCCAACAGGATCTTAGTGGCGCGAGACTTGCCACCAGGATACCTAAGAGGAGTTTTAAATCTTTTACTCATAACAAGGAATAGGTACTAGATTAGTATTAAACATACTAACTTGACGTTCAAATACAGGGTACGCTTGGCATACACCTTTCTCAGAACTGCAGCTCTGTAGAGGAACCCAGTTCAGATCATCGATAATATCATACCCAATACTAACACGTATGCCATCATACTGTCTAGGAATTACCCGATGCAATAAAGGACCAGGACCAATGTAATGCTGTCCTTGCTTATTAGGAATGACACGTACGTTTTCAGTATCATTCAAAGGATGATCATCACGTGAGTCTGGATTATCCATATACCACTGAGTGATTTCATCTCTTTCTCTCAAGTGAGCGAGATGATCGCAGAAGACAGTATCAGTAGGACGATCACTCAAGTGAACAAATCCGTGGTACTTACAGTAACTATGATTATGCCACCCAAGAGAAAGCTTTCCAAGTTCCTCATACCTATGGACATTCATCCAAGCGTGGATCCACAAAGGTTGACTCTTCAGTTCTGGATGGGAACGAATCTGCTTAAACATATCCTGCCAAAGGTAGAAGAAGTTAGGCATTGTCGAAGACAGCATAATCAAATTGTATGCATTCTTCCCAAGGGTCATATCCCAATCGCCATCCTTCACACTACCGTCACCCATAGATTGAGAAAAGAATTGTTCAGCTGAATGCTGTCTGATATTCTGATCCCAAAGGTTGTAGCACGCACGTGCTTCAGTTAAGAGACCTTCCCAATTAGTGTGAGGGACGATCTCATAGGTCTTGATATTATACAGAAACTCTTTTATAGCTTCACTCATTTGAATTCACACTCCACCATAATTTGTGTCATACACGCAAGAAGATTAATTTCCTGGTCAGCAACAAAAGAAGACTTGTACTGATACTCAGCAATAATAAGAACTAACTGTGGTACAGACTTGCCAGATAATACTTGCGAAAGAGAATCGTAGATCTTACGTAGGATAACGTTAGGATCATTATCCAAACTCTCCACAACCCACTGACGAACAGAGTTGAACTCTTTGTTCTTCAAAGACTTGATCAATGTAGTAACGTCCAAGTCTGCAATGTCTGCCAGAATGCCACTATCTATTTGACCACTAGCAGAGTGACGTTGCAGTTCATTGAGGCAACGTCTCCAATCAGGGAAGTGTTTCTGTACCAGTTTGACTAGTACTTTATCCTCAGCTGTTACACCATTCTCATTCAGAATGAATTTAACACGACCAAAGAAGTTACCCTGCAGCTGCATCTTCTCTTCTTTCTTAAAAGTAAAGTCGAAGTTAGAGCACCGAGACTGCAGTGGTTGGATGATCTTATTCTTGTAGTTGCAAGTAAAGATAAACCGACAGTTGTTCTGATACTCCTCAATAGCAGCACGAAGTTGCGACTGCACATCAGGAGTCATATTGTCTGCCTCATCAATGATGACGCACTTGTGCTTAGATCCAGTCAGAGAGACCGTAGAAGCAAACGTTTTGACGCGGGTTCGTACCGTATCAAGGTATCTCCCCTCATCGGAACCGTTAATAACAATGGAGCTAACACCCAGCTCAGAACAAAGAGCGCGAGCAATCGTCGTTTTACCCACACCTGCAGGTCCCGAGAATAACAAATTTGGAAACTCACCTGCATCAACAAACTCCTGAAATGTTTTTTTCAATCCACTAGGAAGAATACAGTCCGCAACAGTTTGAGGACGGTACTCTTCAACCCAAAGAAATTTACTCATAATATTTTAAAATGTGGAAAGGGTTTACGGTTCAAGGGCAATAAAATATGTCAGGTCAAATTCAGAAAACTTCCATTCAGAAATCATACGAGAGGACACACTGACTGCATAATGGCATTTATCAGTCCGTTGAATAGTATTGATACCAAAGAGTTTCAGATTCTCCACCTTAAAATCCAGGGTATATTCGTCATCGGCATTACCACTAACAATCTGATCGTAGGTGTTACTGGTGTCATCTTCCTTGTCTCTGCTTTGGAGAGTGACAGTATCTTGCTCACTCCGTACAGTAAAGTCAGGCAGACCGTAGACAGCGGCAGCTTTAGTAAGAGATTTAAGATTGCCATTACTGACTTCAAAGTTGATGTTGCCACCAGGAAACTTAATCTCACGATCTGGAGCATTACGCATCGTGATCTCAGGGTTGCTGAAGTAATACTTCGAGCGGCGACCCTTAGTAGAGTCCTTGATAGTGACATAGTTTTTGTTATCAAAGACCAAGACAGGTTCGTCAAACAAACAGATAGCAGCAAGAAGCTGACTCAAATCATAGATAGCAAAATCTTGAGGAAATTCTTCTTCGACTACAGCACGAGCAAGAATGTTCTGAGCATTACTAATAGTCTTCAGAACATTACCTTTCTTGAAAAGAATACTACTATTAATAGTAGCAAAGTTTTGCAAGATATCAATCGTAGTGGTGGAGAGTTTTACAGTGTTGCTCATTGGGGGTAGTCCTCACGGATAGAATTTTTGTCATTGAAGTGCATTAGAAGAACAGCATAGTGCAGGATCTTCATAAGGTCACGTCGGGCTGTACCCTTCTTATCATATCGTGATGCATACTTGAGGATGTTGCTACGACAGAATGCCTCGCCATCACCGCAAGCTTCGATTAGATCCAGGGTTTGGATCTTGTCGTCACCAGATGAATAATGTTGACTGTAAGTTGAGCAAATGTAATCACGTAGTTCTGAAATAATGTGGTCTTCGTTGTACTTGTTCATAATAAGAAATCAAGGAGATTGATTTTCACTTTTGGTTTCGGCATCGCAGTATACGGTGTCGTATCTTTGATGTCTATGGAGTCACCCAGTTGTTTGTGATTGATCGGACTGTAGTAGATTCCCCGTTTGGTGTCATAGAATCCCCAGATACAATAACTGTCATTACCATCATTGTAAATAAACTCACGATCACATACAGTCCAAATTGATAACACATTAGCTTTCTTACGAAAGACTTCGTATCTGTATCCATCAGGTGCCTCGTGGGTAAACGTTATAGGAAGTTCTATTGTATCACTCATCTCCTGAGATTTCAACCTTGTCATCAACTTTGCTATAAAGATCTAAGAATGCTTGCTTGGTCTCATCATCGAAACGATTCAGACAAAGCTGAACTGCCTCAAGACGATCCTGGAAGATGTCAAATGCCTTGACAATATGAACCAAGCGACGGGTGGAGATGATCTCATCAATACCACCATCATAGAATGTCTTACGGATGATGTCTGCCCAATCAGAAAGACGCTTGCAGAACTCAGCATCCGAACAAAGCTTATTCAGGATTTTGATTTCGATAGCAGCAGTAGGATATTCCTGCTCAAAAGTCAATGGGAATCTTTCCAAGAACGCTTCGTTAAGGACATTCGTCCCAACAAACCTACCGTCATCAGAACCCTTACCTTTCGTGTTGGCAGTAGCAACCACCGTGAACCCTTTAGCAGGAGTGACCCAACGTCCGATTTTTTTGAGGAACACCCCTTTGCCTTCAAGGATGCTCTGAAGACACAGAATTTTGTTAGAAGCAAGGTCAATCTCGTCAAGCAAAAGAACAGCACCGCGTTCCAAAGCATCGATAACAGGACCGTTGTGCCATACAGTATTACCATCAACCAACCTGAAACCACCAATGAGATCATCCTCATCTGTTTCGATAGTAATGTTAACACGGATAAGTTCTCGATTGAGTTGAGCACAAGCTTGTTCTACACTAAAGGTTTTGCCATTACCAGACATTCCAGTAACGAACAGTGGATAGAAAATTTCGGATTTGAAAACTTTCTTGATACGATTGAAGTTACCGAAAGGAACAAAGGAAGAGTCTTGTGCAGGAACAAGATTCTGATTAGCAACAGTTTGTTCAAACTGCTCACGTGCTTCTTTGACAGTCAGGTTCCAACTGCCACGTTTTACTTTGTACTGTTCGATGTGACGAGTCACGGTAGGATAGGACAGACCTTGCTCGCGAGCATATTTTTTGACTTCTGTGGAACTGATGTCAGAACCAAAGCGGTCGCGAAGATCAGAAACGATAGACATTGGTTTTCTGTGTTGATGTAGTTATTATAGAGGAAGATGCCCCCGTGACCAGGGGCAAATGGACAGTTAATCAGCTGACCATAGCAGCGAAAGAAGACAAGATTTTTTTGTTGACAGACTTGTTTCCAAGAGATTTCTTGAAAGCAGATTTGATTTGAGCTTTACTAGCATTATTATCAACTTCAAAATCAGTGTCAAGTGACAGTGACTTTGTAGTAATCAAATAGAAGGCATCATAACCAAGACCTTTACCCACAACCATAGTACGTTCCTTACGAAGACGACTACGGAATTTATCGGTGTCTTCAATCCCAAGCATCCAAGAAGCAGTACGAACCCAAGCACCAACATCACGATTATCAATCATTCGGAAACAAACAATGTTTGATTCAGGAAAACTAATTTTTACATTATCAATATAGATTTTCATATTACCAAGATAACCTTGGTCAAAGACTGGGTGAATCACACCACAGTTGCGATTGCGAAGTTGTGCACGACCTTCAACCTGTCGAACAAGGTAGCTCTCAGGGTCATCATAAGATTGAATATCTCCTGCAAAACCACCAGCACCAGCTTCACCATCAGATAAAACAATGACATTTAATTTTTCAACCTTGTACTTCTTGCGGAAGTAAGGCATCACAGTGTGCAAGGAGTTGATAGCATCAGAAAGAGGAGTGCCACCAAGTTGACATCCAATTGGATAACCTAAAGCGTTAGCAGCATAGAAGACAGGTACATTTCCATAACTAGAAAAGAAAGCACTAAGACGAAACAAATATTTCAGCTGGTTTTCAAACTCTCTTGCAGAAACATCAGTAGTGATCACGTTGATCAAACTGAAGTTGCTATTAAAACAATATGTATTAGGAGTAGCACGAAAATTGGTATGCTCACGTGGCCATTCTGTGGTAAACAGATATGCGTTGAAAGGAATCTGAACTTTCTTACAGAACCAAGCAATGTTTGCAAGCTGCTTGATCATATTAAAAGAGACATCAGCAATAGAACCAGACCAATCAATTAAAGCAATTAAACCGTGATTCTTTCCATCAGGAATTACGTTGATCTTTCTGAAGATATCATCATTATATTTGTACGTATGCAACTTGGCAGTGTCAAGGACACCTGTCTTAGACACTGTAGTCCGAGCATATGCAGCTGCAGACTTCTTACACTCAAACTCTTTGACAAGATAATTAACCTCACGTGCAGCAGACTTACGGTACATAGCAAACTCAGAGTCAGCAATAGAAGTATCCGTATGAGAATAGTGCTCCTCACATACTTTAAGAAAATCAGAATTGCTTACTACTAAGTCTTCGACTTTCATACCAGGAATCTCGATGACTGTATTCTCATCGTAATGATTAGTGCTAGCACGATTCTCCAGAGCATCAGAGAAATGCTCAGCAGTAGTCACAGAGTCGTGCCAACCGCTACCACCAACCGAAGAATCGCTTTCTTCATTTACATCTTCCCCATCGTCTCCAGAATCGTCTGTATCACCCTCATCTGCTTGCTGCTCTATAGGACTGGAAGAACCACTGTTAGACCCTTCCTGAGTGCCATTCAAAGGTATCTCCACGCTCTGCTCATCATTACTATGGAGTGCTGCCATCAAACGTGCTGCTTCAACAGCTTCATCAAACGTTTCTGCCTGATCTACCAAAGAAACAATGTGCTGCTCCTCAACAGAAAATTTGATGTCGATGAAGTGACCGATCTTGAAGTGAAGATTGACACGATCAGCAAGAGACATTGCGTTGACATCTTCATTGTCAATGCCAAAGAAATCCATCGCTTGGAGCTGACGGTAACCTTCAAAGAAATCTTTACGGAGACCCAAGTACTTACGCTTCATTAGTTTCTCAACACGAGCATCCTCAGTCACGTTGACATAATCCTTAGGAGCTCCACAGTCAGTCATATCACGATCAGGAGTAAACAGAGCGTGACCAACTTCGTGACCCACTAGAAGATCATAGACGCGAGACGAGAGACCTTTCCAAATAGGAAGAGTCAGCATACGACTGTGCACATCAAAGGAAGCAGTCTTAACTGCCTTGTGTTGAACCAGCAAATTTTCTGTAGCAAGCAGTTTAGCAAGGTTGCCTTTGATCTCTTGGTTCATTGCTCTCCTGTGTATGCAGACATTATAAAACCCCTGTCCCGTATTAGGAGATCAGGGGTGCCAGTTGTGAAAGTGTCAGTGCCTCAGTTTCAGCAGTGACTGGTGGTTTCCATTCCAGGTTTCCAGATACAGAAACTCGCGGTTCGTCTTCTGTGTGCTCTATGACAGAATGAACAATGGCAGAAGGAAAAATTATGATATCACCAGCTGCAAAACTAAAGTTAATAGATTCGTAGAAGTGTCCTTCCTTATGTTCAAACTCTCTTAGAATTCTAAACTGATCAAAGACGTTTGGATTTTGTAGTTTCAATCCTGTGGAATCTGTCAGATACCAAACAAACGACAGATCAGCTCCAGGATGGCAGTGAGGAACGTTCTCATCTCCTTTACGATTAATGTTTACCCAAGCAGACTGTAATTTAAATGCAGAAACTGCATTTGCCAAATAAGTTTTTAGAGGATTCAAATAAGGATCGTTACGACAGTCTTTAGATTGCCACCCACCCCTATTAGATTTTTTTCTTCCTGAAGAAAGATCGGATTGAGTCAACCAGTAAGGCAGTGAACCATCAGGGATATCAATATGCCCTTTAAAAATAGGAGTGGCAAATATAGGAAAGTAGTCAAGCATATTATTCTTCTTCGTTCATATGTTGAAGAAGAGATTCAATCTCTTGGATATGCTCAACATTAAAGATCATCTCTCCAATGCTTTTAATGATGAAAGGACTCTCTGCTCTAGCAGCAAATGCCAACGCTTCACGTAAATGCTTTTGAGCTTCTTTGAGAGAATCTTGTACTTGTTCGGAAACCATTTTAAACTACTGCGATACTATGGGGTGATTCTTGAACTTCTAACTTAGAGAAGTTTTGAGGTTTTGTAAATTGCAGAACCCTATCGAATTTATCGGTAAGGTTATCTCTATGAGAAATGACAAAGACGTTTGCGTTTTCGTTGAACGACCTTAGGATAAAGGATAACTCATCAGACCCAACTGTGTCAAGAGACCCGTCAAAGATCTCGTCAAGAATCAATAGATTAGTATCCACAGAATTCTTGAGCTTAGCAACAGAACGCCAAGTAAGCAGAAGACTGATGTCAATACGAGCTTTCTCTCCTTCCGAGAAATTTTCATAACTAAATTCGTCGATGTAACGTGACTTCAGGACTTCTTTAAATTCTTCATCTAAAGTAAAATTGCAGAAGAATTGCAACTGATTCAAATACTTATTGATCAGCTTGTTCATTACGGGAAGATACTTCTTGATGATCCTCGTTTTGATCCCTGAATCTTTTAGCAGCAGACCTGCTGTTGAATGCAGGTCCATCTGTTTCTTCGATTCTATAAGATCGCCAGTGACTTGTTTGAGAGATTCATTCATCTGTAAAAGTTTCTTAGCTTCTTCTTTGACAGAAGACTCATCAGATACCAGACCTTTGATCTCTCTTTGAAGTCCTTTACGCTGACCATCAAGAGTAGATATCACCCCCTGTTGTTTGTACGTGATCTGAGTGCAGTCCCTGATAGCATTTGTATACTCCGTTAGTTGTTCTAATGGTGAAATAATTTCAGTAAGGCGTTGATCGATGTCAGCAAACGCGACTTCGATTTCTCCGATCTTACCGTCAAGTTGTTCAATCTGTTCAAATTTAAAATCCTCACTGATTGGTTGCTTGCAGGTAGGGCAGTGTTCAGTATCGAGATAGAATCTCTTATCACCTGAAAGCTTACTTACCCTTCGCTGTAACTTCATTGATAACGATTCGAGATCTGCTCTACGCTTCTGGGGGTTGTTGAGAGAATCAATCTGTTGAGTGATCTCCTCAATCATTTTAGTAGCGTCAGTAATCTTTTCTTTACAAGAGTCTTGACTCTTGATAATGTCACGAAGTTGATCTTTCTTCTGTTCGATATCTTTAGTCTTCTTTTCCTCCAGTTGTTGGATAAAACCTTTTTGAAGTTCAATCTTCTCTTTAACACTTTGTGCGTTTAAATTGTGCGTTTGCACAGCGTCTCTGATTTGCTTGAGGCGAACCTTGAGAACTTCATTCATTGAGGAGAATACATTAATATCTAGGAGATCTTCAATGATCTCTCTACGAGCTGGAAGAGGCAAACGCATAAAAGGTACGAATGTACTGCTACCCAAAACCACAATCTGTGTGAAAGATTTGTAGTTTAGCTTAAGAACGTTCTGCTCTAGATTCTTTTGCTGATCTACAGCATTGCTGTTTTGATCAAGCATCCGACCATCCACATAGATCTCAAATATGTTTGGTTTGATGCCACGAATTATTTTATATTCTTTACGTCCAATACTAAATTCAATCTCAACTAGAGTGCCTTTCTCATTGACACTGTTGACTAGTTGAGGTTTGTTAACTTTACGAAATGGTTTACCAAATAGTCCAAAGGTAAACGCATCTAAGATAGTTGATTTGCCAGCACCATTAGTGCCAATAATTAAGTTTGTTGCAGCTCCAGTAATCTGCACTTCGGTAAACGTATCACCCGTGCTTAGGAGGTTCTTCCATCGAATCTTCTGGAACAGGATCATCTTTATCGAGTGGGGGAATAACGAGAACGTCTGGAGTAATAATACTATATTTGCAGTTAACCTTTTCGCAAGTGGAAATCACTTCCTTGTCTGCGACCTTGGTAACTACGATTGGTGGGAAGTCTTCTGCTTCCAATAATCCAGCATACCGCATTGCATCATCTTTGTCAACAAACAAATAGAGGACGTTTTCACCGTGCTCATCGTGCACAGCGTAAGCGCCCTCTCCTTGGTGACCGTCTAAAGTGATGATAAACACTATGCTACTTCACAACTTTCAATATATAGTGATTTCATTAAATTCTTAAGTGCGGTTTTGTCTACATCGACAGTCACTTCATCTAAGTATTCGTCAAGCAATGTCAGAGTATCTTTGACATCTAAAGCATCAGCTTCAGGGTCATCAAACACTCCGACTTTTTCCACAACCTTAACATCGTGAGCACCTGCATCATACAAAGTATTAAGCATTAGCTCAAAGTCTGAGTAGTTAGTTTTTTGCTCGACAATAACTTTTACGTATTTGCTGGCATAGTCATTGGGATCGAGTTGAGCAGGACAATCTGCAGAATCATTCCAATAAATTTTAGCAAACATTTCGTACGGGTTTTTCACCATACGTATTTTTAATGTTTCTGTATCAAAGGTGTGGAAACCACGAGTGTCACCGTAGTCATTCCAATACATCTGATACGGGTTACCAAGATAGGTAATGTTACCCTTAGAGTTCTTATGGTGGAAGTGTCCGCTCAGTACAACATCAAAGTTAGAAAAGAGGTTAGCGTCCATTCCACTGTCATAGCGGAAACCAGGGCGAGCAAGATACCCGTTGAGCTCGAGATGCCCCATTGCAACTCTTGAGGAGGAATCACGAACTTTCGTAAGGGACAGGTCATAATTGTCAGAGCAAATCCAAGGAACAAAAAGAATACTTGTTCCACCGATCTCAACGTCAGTGGGTTCTTTGTATACAATCACATTGTCATACTCGTTGAGCAACAGCTCCATCGAATTGACTTTGTTGGTGTTCTTATAGTATGCAGTGTGATTGCCAACAACGGTATGGACAGTGACGCCCATATCGCGGAGAACATTATAGTAAGTCTCCTTTGCCCATTCAAGAGAAACAAAGTCGATACTCTTGCGGTTGTCAAAAGTATCACCGAGATCAAGAACGGTTGTGATTTTGTTCTTCTTCAAATAAGGGAAGAACACGTTCTCATAGAAGCGTTGATAATACTCTCGGTAGATGTAACTACCTTTATGGGAACCAAAGTGTTGGTCGGTAATTACAGCAACCTTCATCGCGACATTCTAATCTCAATGTTTTCTTTAATGGAATTGAGTCCCGAATCCGATTCGTTCATCCCTGACATACTACCATCAAACCGATCAGAATGCAACACCTCGGCATACCCACACCGCTCAATGAGCTTAGTGCGAATCTCGAGCTGCTTTTTCTCCTTCTGAATACGACGCAAGAAGGCGTAGTAAATGATCTGGGTGAAGTAAGCGAACGGATTCTTAGACTTCTCTGGATCGAAATTATCGACGTACTGCAAGCAGTTCTCGATACCATCGCAAACCATATCTTCGCGAAACATATAGTTGACGAAGTTAGGTTTATAACTTAGGTGAGTGGCAATCTTGAGAAAACACTCGGCAATGTACCGTGGAAGAAGAGGACGAGTAAGATCATTCATCTTGGCATAAGCAACCTTGTCACGAAATTCAACGATCGCGGCAAGGAATTCTTTGTTATTAACGTAATACTCTGTTTTAGCTTTTGCCATTTGTCGATAATTCGATGTGTTTATTATAGCATATAATGGTGGATCTAGGGGTAAGCTTGACAGCCCTCTAAGATATCTGTATAATAACAGTGTCGCTGTTGAGAAACACCAGAGCTTCTAAAGGGTTAACTTCTATAGAGTTTTTCAAATTTGAATCTATATTCATTGATCGTACCTATGTGACCCATATCAGCTGTTGGTTTGATCCTATTCGACATAGAGTTGCGGAATACCATAGAGATATTGTTCTCATAGAATTTCCCGATCGACTCGTTCGCTTCGGTCATCGTAATTATTCTATCAGTAGTTAGCAGAAAAAACTCATCTTGTTCCATAGCAGATTTCATCCAGAGATCCAACTTGAATCCTTTGATCATATGACTTTCGTCTTTGCTGCTTGCTTCCACAACCATCATAGGATTTTGGAGCATCAAAACATTATCTTCTTCTGACCAAGCAACCCAAGAAATGAGCTCCTC